ATGCGTACATCGCAACGCGGCTTGAGCCTCATCAAGTCGTTCGAGGGCCTTCGCCTGCAGGCTTATCAGGATTCCGTCGGCGTCTGGACCATCGGCTATGGCGCTACTCGAAGCGTGCAGCCCGGCATGAAGGTCAGCAAGGAGCAGGCAGAACGCATGCTGCTGCGCGACGTGAAGCGCTTCGAGCCGGAAGTTGAGCGCCTCATCACGTCGCCGCTGAACCAGAATCAGTGGGACGCCCTGGTCAGCTTCACCTACAACCTGGGAGCGGCCAATCTCGAATCATCCACGCTCCGCCGACTGATCAATGCCGGCAACTACGTAGCCGCAGCCGACCAGTTCCCGCGTTGGAACAAGGCAGGCGGGAAGGTACTGGCTGGCCTGGTGCGTCGGCGTGCCGCTGAGCGGGACTTGTTTCTGGAGTCGGCGTGAGCGGCTGGGTGCTGCGGGCCGCTGGCGCCGGCCTGCTGATGCTGTTGGGCCTGCTGGTGGGCACTTGGGCCACCACCAATCACTTCCGGCCAGCCCTCGACGCAGAGCAGGAGCGGGTGGCGGCGTGCACCTCCGCGCGCGACACCCTAGCAGGTTTGGCGACGGAGCAGGGAAAGGCCCTGGGCGACCTGGCCCTGGCGGCTAACGCTCGCCAGGCCCGGGCCGAAAGGGCAGTGGGCGAAGCCAAGGCCAGTGCAGATATCGACTATGCCGCGGCGAACCGTCTGCAGCAGGAGCGCATCGGCGGCTACCAATGCGCCGCTGCCGCCTCGATTATCGACAAGGAGCTGAACCTATGAGGCTGGCGGGTAACTCAAGGACCAGCGGGAGCGGAATAGGTCTTTTTCAGGCTGCAAGCCGCGTAATCCGTGGTTTCATCGGTAGGAGCGGGGTGGCGATTGTCCTAACCATTTCCGGGTGCGCCGGCCGCACCGAGCCACAGGTGCAGTACGTACGCGTTGAGGAGCCGCCTTGGGCAGCTGCCGACCTGCGGAAGGCCGACAGCTTGGAGGTGAAGGTGCGGGCGCTATTGGCGGAAAGGCATCAGCGGATAGGATACGAAAAGCAACTTGCAGCATCCATAGCGGCGTGCCGATAGATATATTAAGCACCGCTGCCCAGCG